TAGAAATGATTGACCGTGATCTAAAACGCAATGCAGAACGCAGATTCACAGGTTTTGCCCTAGCCGGTATGCTCATCTATCCCTTTATTATCTTGCTTGCGTCGGTGTTGGGTTTCGACAAAGCAGCAAGCCTCATCACAGACATAGCAAGCGTTTACGTCATTGCAGCTAGTGGCGTTGTAGCAGCGTTTATGGGCTTCAATGCCTATTCAGCAAAAGCAGAAACAAAGAAAACAACCATGCAGATGGAGAATGACCAATGATGACCTTATTAGGAAGTTTGCTTGGGTTCGGTACCTCATTTTTACCAGAGGTGCTCAACTACTTCAAAGCAAGCCAAGATCACAAGCATAACTTAGAACGTATGCAAGTGGAAATGGACATGATGACCAAGCGCAATGAGCTAAAGCTAAACATCATAGATAAGCAGGCAGAGATTAAAGAAACTGAGGGGTTATACAAACATGATTCAATGGATTCTGGGGGTTTTGTCAACGCATTACGTGGAAGTGTCAGGCCTGTTATTACTTATTGTTTTTTTGCTCTTTTCGTCTCCGTACAAGCGGTAGTGATGCTCAAAGTAATGGCTGAAGGTGGAAACTGGCAAGACGCCATACCGCTAATGTGGACGCCAGAAACGCAAGGCTTGTTTGCTGCAATTATGTCTTTCTGGTTCGGCAATCGAGCCGTGAGCAAATATTACGGAGTAAAGAAATGAGTGACTTAAAAGTACCTCTTGCCCTTGTTGTGGCAATCATCATGCAGACTGTTGGGGGTGTGTGGTGGATCAGCAGCCAGATGCACAAAATTTATCACCTAGAAGATCAAGTCAAAGAAAACACAGAGTGGATCGACCAACTATACGGCGATACCGAAGACCTGATTAAGTTTGCCGAATTTACAGAAAATAAGTGGGCAGAAAGCTATGAAGCAGATGGCTACACAAGGCAATGGGGAACAAAAGCAGTGGAGTTAGATTGATGAGCGAAGCATTAAAAACATTACAGCAAAAGATTGGGGCTACGCCTGATGGTGCATTTGGCCCTAACACTGCAAAAAAGATTTGCCATCATTACGTTCTAAATCCAGAAAGAGGCGCTCATTTTCTTGGGCAACTTGTGCATGAAAGCGGCACATTCCGATACACAGAGGAAAACTTAAACTACTCTACAGAGTCTATTCTTAAGGTGTTTGGTAAATATTTTAAAACAGAAGGTGAGGCTGAAAGCTGCGCCCGAAATCCGCAAGCATTGGCAGATCGAGTTTACGGACACCGTTACGGCAACGACGGACAAGGATACTTGTGGCGTGGGCGTGGATTTCTGCAATGCACCTTTAAAGAAAATTACGCAATGTTTGCTAATGATATGAATTTGCCAGAGGTTATGACAGACCCAGACTTAGTTGCTACAAAATATCCTATGGAAAGCGCATTATGGTTTTTTAAACGCAACAAGCTTTGGGAAATGTGTGATGCTGCACCTACATCAGAAAGCATTAAAGCTCTGACCAAAAAAGTTAATGGCGGTTACAATGGATTAAAGCACCGCCAAGAAGAAACCATGAAAATATATAAATGGCTTAGTTAAGTGTTTATTACAGATAAATGAGGAGGCTGACTTATTATTTCGTTAATTAACACTTCATTAGATTTTAAGTCACTTACTTTATAAAAAAGTTTGTCCTCTTTCTCATAGCGTAATCTTAACAACATTTCGTAAAACTTATCGTCAACATTGGCTTTATAAGCTTTGTGAAAGTTGTTAAAAAAAGATTGCTGCAAGGGCTTATCTGCTGCTTTAAACGCACTTACAAAAGCTTCAAATAGTTCTTGCATATCAACCCAATTTTTTGATGCTAAATGACCAAACCAATCAGTTTCCTCTAATCGGTCAAAATCTATTCTGTAATCTTCATCAAGTATTAATAACTTTTGTTTTTGATCTATTCGCCACTTCATTTTTTACTCCGTTTAACTATTAGGCCGTAGCTTTGGTTTAATAAACCTTTCCTCATTTATGCCGCTAACCACATTTGTTTGCTCACAACGCAAGTAAATCAGCTTGCCGCTTACGTTATCAGCAAGATAGTCATACATACCCTCCATATGATCCATGCTTTCGATGCATTGCTGATAGCTAGTTAGCCAGAACCGTGCAGTGACAATCTCCCCTTGCAACGTGTAGGTAAGCAGCAGAGCCGTGAAATATGTAATCATAGCTCTGCCTTTCTGGGTAATGCATACCGTGATCTGATTTGACTGACAGACTGCCTGGTTGTGCCAAGCACGTTTGCAATCTGAGTGTCAGACATATCCATATGCAACATACGGTTTACCATCTGCGCTTTTTGGGTAAGCTTTAGCTTTTTCTCACGGTCAATCGGTTGTGAAACGTTTGTGCGCTTTGTGCCGAAAACCTTGTGCATTGCCCGATTTTCAACGTCTGCCATAGCTTTCATCAAATCTAAGGCTGAAAGATTACCGGCTGCTTTGTCTTGCTCATCACTTGGCATCTTTAGGTACCCAATAAGCTACATTGCGGTAAAACCTTTCTTCAAGATAATCCTTTTCGCAAAGCATCTTTATTCTGCGTCGGATGTTCTCACGTCCAACACGCTTTTTGATGACTTGCTTGCCGTTGATCTGCCCATTGGCAATATCGCGCAAAGAAGGGTTGAGATTATCATTTTGCTTATAGAACTCTACAATAAAGTCGTAGATTTCTTTTTGCACCGGGGATAGTGGGTGTCTCATTAGTGCACACTCCCCTTGTAATAATCTACTTCAAGCTTGCCATCTGTAATTTTAAAAACATGGTTTTCAGTATGCAGTTCTGCAATGTCTAATAAGTCCATGCCCTCAGAAAGCGCAGTTGCAGCCGCTTGTTTAAAAGCTTCCCACTTACGCACCTCTGCCATGCAAATCGCCAAGTTCTCTGCAAGATCGACCATGCTATCTTCAAAGTCTGGGCGTAAGCTTTCTTCTTGCTCATCTTTGCGGAATTTTACTTTTACTACGTTCATAGCAACACTCCCCCAAAGATAAGGGCAAGGAATAATAGGAGGAATACTGAAAGCCCCCCTATTATATCCCCAAGTACTGCACAGAGTAGACTGTTCTGACAGTACAGTTTGATCTGATTGTAGTGATTTTTAGTTCGTACAGTAAAAAGAGAAATAATATATATTATGCGAATACCATATACATTTCCCTTAGTCTGATTAGGTGAAGTTCTACTGCTACTGCCCTGTATCGCCTCACTATAATGTTTTTGTTGCCTAAACATTGTAGTCCTTTCTTTTTTTATACAACGCCCAAGTACTTTCTTACAGTGACCAAACGTTGATTAATCGTCCATGTCATCACGGGCTAACAGTTCGTCAAAACCGTTTGTGTCGAGATAACCGCGTCCGTAGCCGTGATTATATGTCCCGCGTTCTGCCCCACGTTCCCGTGGGTCTGTTGGAGTCATACAAGCCATGTCCGTATTCATGCTTTGGATCATGTATTGAGCCGCTAACGTCTTATCTGAGTTTCGCATAGAATTGCTCTCTAACGTAGATTCTATGCGATCTGCATATTCACGCAAAATGTTAACGGTCTTCTGGATATGATCGACATGCCACATGGGAATATCAACCCTTCTCTTAAATCGCATTAACCCCATGCCCATTTTGAGCACTGTTGGATTGCTTCTGCGTCGCTTCTGTCTCATTGCTGTCTTTCTCCTGTATCTAAGTTAACACGGCAAAATTATAAAACAATGTGACAGCCGCACATATTTAATGTGTGCAGCTATCACGCTTTTTTGTGAGCCTTGAAGTACGCTCTTTCTGCCGCACGGTAGTTAAAAAATGCCATGCGTTCATTGCTCTCAGTTAGTCGCAAAGTCAAATCTACGTAATGCTCACAAAAATATTTACCGTTATTAAGTAGTCGCTGCGACGGCAAGTAATAGCGTTGAAAGCCCTTATTTGAGTTACGCAAAATGTACTTATTTTCGTGCATAGCCGACAGTATTTTACTGCACAGTGTTCTATCCATGTCTAGATAATCTGCCATCATGCTGACCGTCCAACCGTTTGGATAGCCTTTCTTGTTGAAGCACCAAAAGATTGTCTGACGCTCTCTAGATGCATGGATAAACCTCGCTAAATCGCTATCCACATTCCAGTTTTTCTTTTGATAATACATCTGCACCTCCAGTTCGCATTGCGTTTCAACAAAATCTGCTATCATATCCTCGCGCATTAGGCGCAGTTCTTGCCCATCAACAGGGAAATATTCNATTTTGTATTTATCTGGATGGCGCAACATTGTGTTATGGGCGTCGATAAAATCCTGTGCGGATTGCGTTTTTACTTCCTTATTCATTTGTTCCTCCTTAGTACAATATTGCGCACTGTTGAGGCATACCAGACGCCTTGAGTGTCGCGTTTATACCTGGCTGAATTATTTGGCGTTGGTATCTCTTGAATGTTTAACTGTCTTGCAATCGCGTTATAGCCTAGCCCTTGCGTCAGATATTGCTCTATCATTGGCCAGACTTGTGCATCACGTTCTGCTGCAAGTTTGGCTTGGGCTTGATTGCCTAGCTTTCCAGACTCACTAATATTCTCATGCGAACCTAGTCTGTCAACTTTTTTGCCAGAGCGTTTGGCAATCACCTCCTCACCGGCATCAAGTCTGCGCTTAATATCATCCAACGCCGCCTTGCTTGTTTGTGCAACACGTTTGCGAGTGATGTCTGCCGCCGCACTAAGCACATGCAATGACCCTTTTGATATTTTGGGATCATCTGCAACGGCAATGGTCATGTTATGCATTTCGACTTGATGCTTGAGCCACGTTAAGCCTTGCCACTTTCTTTTGGTGAATCCAGAAAGCGAACTGAGCGTGAAAGTCTCGTTATTCGTGCGGCAATACCTAGCGCACGCTTGTAGCTCCTCACGGTCCTCTGTATCGCGCCTCTCGCGCCCCTCATCTTCTGTAAACCATTTTACTTCTGCGCTTTGGGCTTTGGCTAACGCTCTAATTCCAATGCGTTGCTGTTTCTGATGATCTTCCGACGCACCAAAAACAAATCCTCCATACTTCATGGTGTATTCCTCCAGTTTTTATAAAGCATATGAAAGTTAGATTTTATGTCTAGTATTTGTTTTTTCTGCCTATCGTGATGGCCCGATACCCGCCTACACAATAATCACAATCCTCACCTACCAAGACTTGCTTGCCTGCAATGGGTGAATACTCCCACCGATGCACACGTTGCTTGCCTCCACAAACTCTGCACATATGGTCGTAATCTATGATGTGTCTCATTCTGTTTCTCCTGTTTAATTAATATCTAATACTTGTATAGTTAACGTGTATTGCTCCTGTGTTGTTACTGTCTCCTATTCATATATATCAAATTGCTATCATTATACAAGTACTGAATACAGAATTTTATAATAAAATGACAAGCACGGAAGTTTTACATGGAAAATCAACAGGTTACGTTGTTCGTCAGAATTGATGGTCAGTTAAAAACCAAGCTAGAAAACGAAGCAAAAGAAGATCGGCGCAGCGTCGCGTCCTTACTTCAGCAAATATTAAAGCACAGATATGAGGCCGAAAATGGGGCTAGATAGAACCTATTGCGGCATTGATCCAGGTTACAAAACTGGTGGCGTTGCCCTACTCTGTGGCGATTGGTGCCAAGTCTATGATCTGCCGACATTTTCAGAAGGCGGCCTGAACGCTCACGAATTGAAAGACATACTGCAAAGCACGCAGATTGACTTCCTTATAATAGAGAAACAAAGCGCAAGACCCAAGCAAGGCGTTAGCTCTGCGTTTAAAATTGGCATGGGCTACGGTCAAATCCTCTCAACGGTAGGCGTGCTTAACATCAAGCACCAGATTGTAACGCCTGCAAGTTGGAAAAAAGCGTTGCACGTACCGGCAGATAAAGACGGTGCAAGACGCCTAGCAATCCAACAGTTTCCCAAAGTAAGCGACCAACTAAAGCGCAAAAAGGATGAACACAGGGCCGAAGCGTTGCTCATGGCTGCATATGCGAGGGCAGTAGAGTGAGTAAGCAATTTTCTGCATATACTGTGACAGAGGTTCCAAAGAAAACAGTGCATGATTTACTTATACAAAATCATTATTTGCACCGCCTACCCTCTGTTTCTTATGCATTTGCATTGTACAACTACCAGATATTAAAAGGCGTGTGCACTTTTGGATCACCGCCAGGCAAAGACCTATGTATAGGTTTATGTGGGCCAAATTACCGTCACGAAGTTTTAGAGTTAAATAGATTATTTTTAGTAGAAAATAAAAAAAATTTAGCGTCTTTCTTTGTCGGTGCTTGTTTAAAAAAACTGCCGACTCCTAAATTAATTGTAAGTTACGCAGACACTAGCGCAAATCACCACGGTTACATTTATCAAGCTACAAATTTTATTTATACTGGCCTGTCTGCTAAACGAAAAGACCCTATCAGCACGTTACATTCTCGGAGTGTTAAATGGGATAAAGACAACACGATAGAGCGCCCACGTAAGCACAGATATGTCTACATTTGTGGAAACAAGCAGCAAAGAAAAGAGCGTTTAGCAAACTTAAACTACGACATTTGCAGTTATCCAAAGGGTGACAATAAAAATTATCAAGTTGGCAAGATAGCGGCAACTCAAGGGTTACTTATATGACCTTTGAGAGCAAAAATTGATGCTAAAAACAGAAAGACAAACACATGAAACAAGATAAAAAGCACGAAACTAAAGATAAATGGCTACGAGAATATAAACAAAAGACAGGCATATACAAAGATATAACAAACGCAGATTATCATGCAGAAACAGGGGTTAACGCTTCCTTCTTAAAGCAATGGATCACCAAGTCACCGTTCCACGCGATGCATAATCAGTTCAACCTCGCCAAGCATGTGGCAGACGTGGGAACAGCAGTGCATAGCGAAGCATTAGAGCCAGAGCTAGGCAATGTGTTGGTGTCAGATGAGAAATCACGCGCAACAAAAGCTTTCAAAGAGTTAGACGCACTAGCCCAAGCGCAAGGTAAAGTCGTTCTGCCCCGCAAAGATTACGATATGGTTAAGGGGATGGTGCATGGCGTCAAAGCTGACTATGGCGAGATTGTAGGCGGTTTGATGAACGATCAGCATTGTGGAAAGCTCCTACAGCAAAAAGATAAGCAAGTAGAGCATAGCTACTTTGTAGAGCACCCTAGCACTGGCCTTTTGCTGAAATGCAGACCAGACATTTATTCGCCAAAGCTAAGAGTTATGGGAGACGTAAAAAGCGCCGCGCAAGCTGATCCCAAAAACTTTGGCAAGGCCATTTTTAGGCTTGGGTATCACTTCCAAGCTGCGCATTATTTGCTTTGTGCCAAGCTCTTAGAAGTAGAGGTGCAATACTTTGGCTTTCTAGCCGTAGAGAAAGAATGGCCCTACCCTGCGCACTTCCACACTCTTGACCAAGAGGCGATAGAATACGCGACAAGCGTCGTTGAAACAGCATTACAAGAAATCGCAGAAGCAAAGCAGACCGGCAAGTATAGCACTCGTTGGGGCAGCTTCACGATGCATAACCTACCCGATTATCTAGATTAAAAAGGAGACAAACATGGATTATCGACTCACAAACGTCAAAGCACTTTGGCCAAAACTGGACAGAGCATACAAATTTGACCCAACCCCTACAGAAAACAGGCCGAAAGGTGGCAGTGTGCCTTGCGATGCAACGGACCCAGACGGCAAGTATGAAATGCACGTCATTATGGATCATGAGCAAGCAAAAGACCTTGCCAATACAATGCGTAAAGCTTGGAAAGAAAGCGACAAAACAAAAGCAGAGCCGTTTTACGCAACTGATATAGAGGACATATTTCCGCAAAACGAAGATAATACTGGACGTATCGCCAAGCTTGTCAAAAAGACTTACCAGGACGCAAACAGCAAGCCACGCCAATATATGAAAGATGGCAGCAAAGCAGCAGACGATTTTCAGCTAACAACCAACAGCACGATCCACGTTATGCTTAAAATCTACCCTTGGTCATTTGCAGGTAAAACAGGGGTGCAGCTACGTCCAGAAGGCGTGATGGTGGTTGAGCTTGCAGAACGTGAACAGCAAGAGCAAAGCAATCCGTTTAATGACCTTGTTGAAACATCAGATGATGCAATCGTAAACGAATTTGCAGACTTGCTAGACGGCAAAAAGGCAGAAACCAAGCCAGATAAAAAGTCTGCGTTTGGCGGCGATCTTGGCAAGAAAGATAAGCAAGCTGCGTCAACAATGATAGATGATGAAATTCCATTTTAGAGGTGCATCATGTTTGAAAGTAAACGGAGAGATAGGCTTTATCCGATAGATCCAAGTGAGCTTGCAAGCGACAAACAGCTATGGAAAATTAACCAACTCACTATGCAGATAAATAACACAATTGTGAGGATCAAAGAGCAAGGCGGCAAATCATATATGAGCGTATATTGTGATACTATGCGAATAAACTTGCCGATTACGAAGCAAGACGCATGGAAAGCAATCGACTCATTAAAGCAAGATTTAGATTATAAGCAGCGTACACTAGAGCGTTGTAAAGCTGATGCCTGACTACGAGCAACCATATTGGTCAGAATGGTCAGACAGGATTATCACCAGGTACAACATGAAGAAAGTGTCTGGTGGTAATGCTAAAGCTGAATATCACGGCCCATGCCCTTCATGCGGTGGCACAGACAGGTTTCGCATCAACGAATATCAGAACCTTGTCAAAGTGCATTGCAGACAGTGTAACGACTTCCGTAGCATCACAGATGAGATGAAGCACGATGGCGTGTGGCCTGTTTTTAAACAAGAAAATGCGTTTGAGCATAAACCAACTGCAAGCGATTTTGAAAACATAATTAAGCTAAAACCGGGCAGCAATATGACAAACTATATAGAGGCAAAACAAATCGAGCTAATAAATGCTGAACTTGATGGTGATACGGTTGTAATCCCTCTCTATAATTTTAGCCAAGAGGTTGTTGGGCATCAAAGAATAGCACCCAATGGACTGAAAAAGTTCAACAAAGGTCTCGTCAAAGATCAGGCTTTTGGCGTCATAGGCACGCTCACAGGCGATTGTACAGCATGGGTGACAGAAGGTTATGCAACCGGGGTGAGCGTTCATATGGCGTTAGATCAGCAAGTGCCAGTGATCTTTGCGCTAGATGCAGGCACCCTCCCCAAAATATGCAATGCGTTTGCTATACAATGGCCAGACATTAAGTTGCAGATCGCAGCAGATCATGATACGCCAGGGATCGCAGCCGCTAAAGCTTCACAGAGGCAGTATGCACTTCCCGTAATACAAGGTGCAGATTGGAACGATATACACGTTAGCGAAGGCTTAGACAGCGTAAAACAAGGCTTACAGCGGCTGCACGATGCATGGGTAGAAAAGCCCAAGCCCAAGCTGTTTACGCATATAGATGATCTTGTCATACAAAAACCAGATTGGCTCATAGATGGCTTGCTAGAACGCGATACACTGGCGATGTGCTTTGGTGCATCAGGATCAGGTAAAACGTTTCTGGTGCTCGATATGGCGCTCTCAATAGCCACCGGCAAGCAATGGAACGAACATAACGTAAAACAAAGCAGCGTGTTCTACCTCTGTGGCGAAGGGGGCAACGGACTGACAAGACGTGTCGCAGCATGGAAAAAACACCATCAAATAGAAGATGGACAAGCGCAATTCTACAAAAGCAATCGTGCAGTCATACTCAGTAATGAACAAGCCGTTGCAGAGCTAGAACAAGCCATAGATGAACTCATCGACCAAGCGGGAACACCGGGGTTGATCATCGTTGATACATTGGCCAGGGCGTTGGGCGGCGCTGATGAGCGTTCTGGTGTGGACGTTAACTTGCTCATCATGGCGTTAGACCGGTGCAGAGATAAGTATAAAGACTGTACGGTGCTGTTGGTGCATCACACGGGGCATAGCAATAAAGAGCGTGGCAGAGGGGCGTCAGAGCTAACGGCAAGCCTCGATCATGAGTTTCGCGTTGAGCAAGTCGGTGATGATGAGCTTGCCAAGGTTGTGATGACATGGACAAAGCAGAAAGATGACGCTTTCCCAGAGCCTATGGCGTTCAGCAAACTACCCATAACACTCATGACGCCAGATATGTTTGAGGTGAGCAGCATTGTGCTTGAGGCAACAGCAGATGTGCCAAACATGAGCGGCAATGGAAGTGGCATGAGTAAGTCACAACGCGCCGTGATGAGCCTGTTTGATGAACTGCAAGAACATGATGAAGTTGAGAGAGACAGGCTGCGCGATGAGTACCTAGATCGGTATGCAACGGACAACAGAAGGAACGACAGATCACGGTTTAACAGGCTGCTAACTGGCCTCATAGAATTGCAAAAAGTAACCCAAAAAGATGGGGTTGTTAGGCGGTGTGATGAGGGGTGACATGGAGCGACATGACACGACATTTTTCGACATTTATGTGTCGCGTCGAAATCGAGCGAAACGACATGACATGACACACACCCCTTTAGGGGTGTGTCGTGCCGTGTCGCGTTCGATGGGGTGAATGTCTATGTTTTTAAAGGATTGGTCAGAACTTGATGAAAATGAGCTTACCCAAGCTTTGCAGACGGTAAAATCACTCGCTGAGTTAGAAGGTGTTGCCAATCGTCGGCGTGTGTTGAACAACCCTAACCTCTCAACCTGGAGCGATGCGCAAAAGCAAATCATTCTCCAACGCAAGTATGAGCTTGAGCGTGATGGATGAGGAAATGCTAAAGCGGAGAATGATGACGTTTGAACGAAAACGTGCGCGTCTGGGTTTACGTGCAGCGTTGCCAGATGACAAACGACGTAGGGTTTGGCGTGAGCCACTAACAAAGCCAGAGCTACACATTTTAGATTTCATGCGTAGTCACGGCGTCATCACAGCAAAAGATCTGGCAGGCGCATTGGATGAAGAACTGAAAGACGT